CTGGTCAATGATAACAGCGTTATCGAAGTTGACGGTTACGATTCCATTGTTCAGCGCATAACCTTGGAGGTTGCGTTCTTCTTCAGTGAGGACTGAAGTTTCGAGATGTGCCTGATCGATGAAGAAAGGTGCTCTCAGTTGTGACTGCTGTGGGTCGATCGAGCAACGATACTGGTCGAGTTTGGTGTCACCGTTGGCATGGTTGTTGAAGGAGTCGACCACAATGCCGTTCTTGTAACGGTCGAGGCCGGTTTCTGCGTCGCGGACAGCAAAGTTAATTGCATCTTGCTCCAACAGCGAAAGTGTCACCGCGTCCTGAATGTTCTGAACTTGACGGTCCAACTTTGCGATGTCGCGCATGCGATACACCTTATAGTTGAACTTCTTAATGTAGATGTCACCAAGTTCGAAGGTGTATGGGGGCAGGAATATGTCATAGAGACGAATTGCCGAACTGAGGTCTTTATGTGGCTGTGGGTTGTCAGAAGGTGAACCTTCGATTAGAGCCATGGAGCCGTTGGACTGCAGGAAGAGGCTGTCGTAACGGGGCAGATAGTACTCAAGGTCACAACGGAACTGGGTCTCAATAATGGGAATCCGGGGGACGAAGGCGTTACCACCGTTGCTGCTGCCCCGGAAGTTGATGGCGTTCTGTGCGTCTACACCATCGGCGATTGCTGAGATCTGCGATGGGTTCGATCCGGTTGTGTTGACAACGGGACGGAAGTCAATAACGTCACGGAGATAAATCGTGTTCTTATTCTTCTCCTTGGAGTACTTGCGGTCACGTGCAACGATGTTGCTGGAGCTGTAAGTTGGAATTTGAGTGTAACCAACACCAGCTTGGTCAGTGTAAGAGTCAACCGAGAAGAAGTCACCCTCACCGGTGTGCTCGAAGTAGCTCAAGGTGACCGTCATTTCACCCTGCGCAGCAGGACGACCTGTTTTCAGAATCAGACGGGATAAGTCATAAATGTTGTCACGCTGACCGTTATCGAAATCGTAATTGTCCAGGACGTTCACACCACCAACAGTTGCTGAAGTTACTGAGTAAACATCAGCCAGACCAAGAGAGATGACATCACCACCTGCCAGGCCAGCAGCAATTGTAATTGTCTGGTCAACACGGTCGACCTTCCTCTTCGCGATCGCGTCGCTGACAAACACAGGGACCAGGACTTTGACCTTCAGAGAAGAAGTTAGAGTTTGGTTGAGGGTGTAAATAACCTTCCTGCCGTTGTCTTGGGAGACATCGATGTTACTCGTTGTCAGTGCACGACCTTCGGTTTGGTTGGGGTCAGTTGGGTTGGAGACGTTCTCTGCAATAACCAAGGAAGTTTGAGATTCGTTGGCAATAAAGGTCTCGTTGTTGCGACCGGTGGTCAGTGTGATGGTGTTCGTTCCTGAAGGTGCGTTGACGATGAACTCACGCATCACTTGGTAAGAGATTTGCGTCGCCGCCTGATCTGTCTCGAGGGTTGAGATTACTTCCTCTGGGAGTTGATAAATTAGAGTTTCACGTGAAGAACCCTTGGTCTTTACGCGAATTCGCTCGACAGTCTTACCAGTTACGTTGTTCGCAACTGGCGTGGTCAGGTAAATGGTTGCCTGTGCACGTGTCTCACCATAACCAACTGGCTTGGTTGCAAACGCCACGATTCTGGAAACTGTGATGTTTTGGTCATCCACGAAGGTGATCACGTCACCAGACTTCAGTTGTTCACTGGCGTCACCGGAGAAGTTGTCACAGGTCAGCTTGATGCCACCGGCAGTTGCGGTGAACAGGGAACCGCCAGCCACGCTGATAATTTCAGCGTCGTTGGTTGACTGTGCTGAGATGTCGGCAGAGAAGTCATTAGTGTCCGCAAGGGGGGAGTAGAAGGACTTTGCCAGACCAAGGGTGTTGGAAATCTTAGGTGTGCGATAAGTCGCATAGCCAGAAACACCGTTGGGGACAGTCTCCAGCAGGAGTTCCAAACGGACGCTCTGTGCACTTCCTTCTGGATAGGGGAAGTTGAGGAGCTTTGCGCGTCCAGCGTCAGTCAGTTCAATTCCAGTGGAGGAAACTACAATCTCAGAACCACTCAGGGTCGTCGAAACACCAACCGCACTAACGGTAACTGCAGTTTCACCAGAGAGGTCAATTGTGGTTCCGCTGGCGCCCTTATCGGTGAACAGCAGCTCATCAACTTCAGTCTCCTTGAAGATTCTCACCACCTTGTTGCCTTGGACGATTTCTTCACCGGGCAAGAACTCACCAATAACACCAGAGACAACCAGGAATGAGTTGGTTGAACCCTCTTCGACAGTTGCGATTGTTCCGGTGGTCTCACCCTCAACGGTGTTACCGACAACCCAACCTTCAGCGTCACCTGCGACAGAAACGACCGATAACTCTGTAAAATAGACAGAGTTCATAATGCCCAACTTATAAGTTGAGTTGTAACCATAGAAACCATCACCCACGTCCACCAATTCGTTTGGCATCATGTAGCGGGGACGGATGACGCCAGCAGGAATTGGGCTGATTTCGTTAGCAATCAGGATCTTGGCGTTACCGATACTGTCACCACGCTGAAGGGTGTTGGCTGTGTTGACAACAGCACCCTTACCGGACTTATAGACCTCAGTGAAGCCTGTGGGGGCCGTGCCGACGTCTCCGTCTGCAAGGATATGGTAAGTCCTCCAGGGGGCGTTGCCGGTGTTCTTGGGGCGTCCAGAGGTGTCTGTGGACTCACCTACGAAGCCGTCAATGTAGTTACGGTAAAGGACGACGTCATTGAAGGCAACTGCAGTTCCTTCACCGCTGATGTTCTGGAAGTCTGGTGTTCCGTAGACGTTGGTGAGGGTGAGGTTATAGCCTTGGGTAATTTGTGCAAGAGTGTCGGGACGGAACTCGGTGGTCCGTGCCTTCTTGCCATACATGTAGAGGAGATTTGTGTACTCAATCTCATAACCCCTGACGTACGCCTTACCTGGGGAGACGCTCAGGACATAGCTCTCATTGGCCTTATCGTAGCTGATATTCTCGGTGTCTCCACTTCCAGGAATTGGTGGATATTGGCCGTTGCTGTCTGCGTCATAGAGACCATATACAGTATCGTCGTTCCAATATTCCATTGGGCGGACGGGGAAGTCGCTAGTGATGTAGTCTCCAGACTCGTCATACGTGCGACGAGCCAAGATGTCATAAAGCCAGTCCCACTTAACAGTGTTGCCGGGGGTGTTGAGGATATTGCCCTGGACAACAGAGGCAAGCTTAACGAAGTTTGGATCTGTTGCTGCTGGATCTTGAGAAACCAGAGTGAGGGTAATCTTCAGACGGTCAGCACCAGGTGCCGCAAAGTTGGACGAACCTTGGCTGTTGTCTAGAAGTGAAGCATCATCGTCGGCTGTAACAATTGACTCAGTTACAAGGAAGCCGAGGTTTGCGTCAAACCGATCCGTATACTTGGAAGCAACAATCTCTTGGGTGTCATTTCTGATGGCCATGCCATCAATGAAATATGAACCTTCAGAAACGCGGAACAGGGCCCCAAAACCCATGGGTTCGCTGGTGGTTGGCTTGGAGATCTCGTTGATGCCAACCGAGCCAGTAATTTTGTTAGGGTTTCCTGATTCTAGGACTTCACCCTGAAGGAAAGAGGCGTACTCACCAGTGGTACCAGAAGACACATAGGTGACATAAAGGGTTGGGTCGTCGGTTTCAGTGGCATCAACTGCGAAGGTGACATCGGCGACCACACCAGAAGTCACACCAGTCAGAGTGTAGCCAACGAATTCCTGGATATCGGCGCCGTTGGTGAAAGTGGAAAGGCGAACATAAGCAACTGGGTTCCTGAGAATGAATTCACCAGGAACTACGTTGTCGCCCTCTGTGAGGATACGTGAGGCAATCTTCTCTAGCTGATCGGCATGGATTGACTGCTGGGTGGTCAGTTCTCTCGCCTGGATTGGGTATCCAGCCTTATAAAGAACCCTGTAGAAGTTCTTATTTGGGTCAAAGTCGTCGTAATACGGTGAGACGTTGAGGTTCTTCTGGATTGCCATAGCAAGTTACTGGTGTGGTACTTTCCTTTGAATTATTTAGACTGGAACTGGGAGGGTTAGTATGATATAATAATGGTTACTTTTTCGGACTGACTTGGTGTTCTGGTGACCGGGGAAACGTTACTGAGTTGGACCATTTCGCCGACATACTTCACAACCTCGGGGTTTGAGTAGCCGTTTGTGAAGCTACGGTCATCCTCGGGTGTGTCGAGGTCGTCGATGTTACCAACCTTACCTGTGGTCTGACCGATGATAAAGTTACTCCCTGAGAAACGGTAAAGGCCTCCGTCTGTGTCAGTTTTAATCCTTGGGTCTTGGATGTAGCTCAACACTCCGTTAATTTCGTCGTCACCACTCCACGCCACAACAGTTCCCCATGCTGTCTTTGTTTTGCCGCCTACTGTGACGAGCTGACTAATCAACTCACCTGGTTGGTAGATTTGAGCTTCCGCATTGGTGGTCGTTAACTTCACCGCATACGTTGCGTTCATTGTTGTTGGGTTGTCCAGAATCGATGACTCCTGGGCATTTGTGAGGATTCCGATTTGACGGAAGCTCACGTCAGTAAGGAAGTCCGTGGTGTCGAACGTCAGATCTGTGAACACACCAACACGTGTCGCTCTGAGTTGGGTAACGGCGTCTGAGCCCCAACCGCCACGTGGTCCAATTATCACAGTGCTACTGAAAGTACCGTCACCCTGTGGGTTTAGTGCATTGGACTCTGCATCGAGATCCGCCAGGGACTGGTAAACGTGGTTGGTGCGGAAATCAATATTAGCGTAGGTGTAGTTTTGTCCGTACCTGACAATTTCAATCTTTGTCACCGAACCTTCGGTGACGGTGACTCTTGCAACTGCCCCTGTTCCATCCCCGGTGATGTTGCAGTAATAATGTGGAATTTGGTTAACAACACCACCAGGTGAAGTTGTATAATCGTTCCCCGGAGAGTCAATTGTAGCTGTATAAACAGCACCATCGACAGTTTCTACTGTCTCATTGTCGATTACTGGGATTAGAGTCGGGGTGGTGTAGTTCTCTAGGGCACTCGCAGTAAGTGTGTAGATGTGGAGCCATTGGTATCCGTCGGAAGTGTAAAAGGGAGTGTTTCCGGTCGAAAGAGGCTCTACAGTTGAGGCATTGTTTCCATTGTTGTCCAGGCAAATATAAACATTGTTACTTTGATTGATGGTGACCCACTTGGCATCAGCTAGGTCAACAGCACCACTAAACGCTGGGTTTGAATGTGTGTATGTGTGGTTATAGGTGTCGAAAATGATTCCAGAAGCCCAGTCGTATCTGGGGATCAAATGATAGACAGTTCCGTCCAGGATCTTCTTCAGTGACAACATGTTGTCGAAGGTTTTCCTATACTCTTCGACGTTGTTACTTGGGGTTGGTGGTGTTTCGTCACCACTCTCCCACGGTGTCGGCTTACCAATGAACAGGTAAGCCAGCCCGCTATTAGACTCGTCGCTTAGATCTGCAACGAGGTTTCTTGCATTAGTGATCCTAAGATCGAGACTGTTAACGGTTGCCATTTTCCGGTTGTATCCCTTTTTGTTATTTATTATGGGATACAACCCCCTCTCAACTGAGCGTAATTATAGGATCGGTCTGTTCCAGTTTACTTGTGAGTTGTTTAGAGATGTTCAACTTAGAGAACATAGCAAACCCAGCTGGGTGGATAATATCCTTCACGAGGGTTTCGTATTGGACTTGCTGGATTGCCGAGGAGATCTCGTAAGAGAACCACTGATAATATTCAGAATCCTGAATGACAGCAAACTCCTCACTGATTTTCGATTTGTCTGTGATGAACTTACCCCTGGGAGTGGAGGAGCCAGCCACGTCAATCTTTAGATTTGCTTGGCCAACCATAATCAACTTACCGCCTACTGTGCCGGGCCCGTAAATCATCTCATCGTTGACGAACTTCCCGTCGACGTTTTCCAGGACCAGAATCTGTCTGGCGCTATCGACAGAGGTAACGGTTGCAGTTGCGGTCTTCTTCGTCGGGGAACCTTGATAGATTGCGTCTCCTGGGTTGAAGCCGTGGTCGTAGTTGTCGACTCGGGTGAAGACCAACCTCGTGGTGAGGATTAGTTCGGGAGCCAACGCTCTCTCGCTGGAGATGTTTCTGCCTGGGTCGATAACCTCAACATCAGTAATCCTACCAATATCGGTAGTGGTCATGCTATACACACCACCAAGTTCAACAAACTCAACTACCGGTTCAACATAACCGCTTCCTGGGTTGGTGATTTCAATCTCAGTAATTGCACCGTTGGTGACCGTTACGTTTGCCGTGGCGCCACTACCGGAGCCAGTGAGGTCTCCAAACTTGGCAACCGGGGAGTTGTATCTAGAACCACCGTTGCCTCCGACAATCTCAACCCCACCAATTCCAGTTCCGTCCAGGTCAATCTTGGTGGCTGGTCTGTCGACTTCTCTATGCTGGGTGCCAATAACCAGTGGGAGTGACGAATAGCCAATTCCTCCAGAAATAAGCTCTACGCGCGTGATGCGTGTTTGTGTAATTTCATGAATTACTTTGTCTGTTGTTTCGAAGGTTAGGTCGGGGTCGACAGGATAGAGCTGGTCAACATAAAGTGTGAAGTCTCTGTCCGAGTTGACTTTGGACATTACCACATCGGGGATTGTTGTGTAGTTAACACCACCCTCGAGGACCGAAACGCCGGTCACCTGACCATTGTCGACGGTCGCATAGCCATAGGCACCAACACCACCACCACCGTTGAAGTAAACATAAAAGTCACCAGGGTAGTTCCTTCCAGAGTCGGTTACAGTTACCGCAGTAACACTACCTCCGCTGATTGTTGCCTCGGCAACAGCGACGGAGACATCACCGACGCTTTGGATGAAGTGGTTCCCTTCCAGACCTGGGTTGAGGGGTGACTTGATGATAATCTCAATCCCTGGCTTCAGGCCATTCTGTATATCAGTCGTTACTCTGTAGATGTATCGTGACGTGTTGGTCACTTTCGCACCGTGAGGGAGTTCGGCCGGTGTTGTGCCCCTGCGCACACGGATTTGGTTTGTGCTGAGGATTTCCTCAACCTTCACGGTTTCGGAGATGAGGAACTCAGTCTCTCCTGGTGCACCGTCTGTGATCTTGAGGGTGTCACCGACAAAGATGTCGTTTAGTTGCTCCACCCAAAGATATTGGTTGTCTGCTGGTTCTGGGAGAATTGACAGAGTTGTTGTCTCCCCATTTCCGTCACCTACAACAAGAGTGTCGTTTGCATAACGACCAGAGAGGGTCCCAGATGGGTTGACAATAACCCAGGAGCTGCTGTCCGAATCGGTGAAGTAGATGTACATCTTACCGTTGATTGGGGACCACCAAAGGGTTCCGGGCGTGACAGCACCACCACCTGGTAGGGTCGCTGGTGAGGAATCAGAGATTACAACACGAACGTTGTCCTCATAGTCTGGTCCACCACCTGCACTGGTTGTTTCAAATTCATAATCATTTGAGGCCCCCTCCATAGAGATGGTCCCTGTTGGGTCGGTGCAAACCCACTCTTGTGACCATGGCAAAGTGCCATCTGGGTACCCACTGATGTCATCGGAGTTGTAAACATAAAGCATTCCGGTGTGGGAAGACCACCACAAGTCACCAGCTTGGTTTGGTGAACCGTCTGTCCTGCGCGAGGGTGCAGTTTCGGAAATAGCAACTGTGTTGCCGGAGTGCGCCTGCTGCACAACAGTGCTGACCGATCCGCTAGTTGGGCCCGTCGTCAATGAAGTTGAGTAATCCCCAAACGACCTGGAGCCAATTGGCATTGCGGAAACCCACTGTGAGGTGTCTCCGTCGTTGTAGTAGATGAACAGGCGGCCACTATCGGAGTTCCACCAGAGGTCCCCAGGTTCCGCTGTGTCGGACGTTGGGTCGGTGTATGCCATATGTGTGCTGGTGCCACCAACAACGTCTGTGTCGAACACTGTGGCGTTGGCTGTGGCGTTCTCTGGGAGGGTAATTGCCCTCAACTTCCCGTCAAAGAAAGTGTCTCCGTACTTGAACAGCTTTTTGGTGGTACAACGAACAATCAGGGTCTTGGTTGTGTTGTCATAACTCTGAACGATTCCTTCAGCACCACCGCTGGATGAGACTATAAACCCGACAGGGAAAGCGTAGCTTGGTTGCTCCCCAACAATTCCACTAAGGACAATTCGCTGTGTGTGAGAGAATAATCTTGTTACAATCTCCTCACCACCAGCAGGAGCGGCTGTGGCACCGGTGTCGACCACCACGGAGGTGTTTGTGGTCACGTGTGTTACTTTCGCCCGTGCACCGGTCCCCTCTGTCCCTGTGTTGTCGAAGTAGAGGAAATCACCCACAGCAGGGTGTCCGGTCACAAGGCCGTCCTCCACATTGACAGATGCAATCGTACCCTTGAGGATCTCGTTATAACCAGAAATTGCAACATCGAGGTTGTCGCTTGTTGCTGTGAGGTAGGGGTTCCTCAGGCGGTCAGCTGAAGTGAAGTCAATTGTAACTTCGGAATTATCATAAGAGGATGCTGGGGTGTCGATGTCAATCACCTCACCGTCGTTCATAAGAATGACGTTTTGGGATTGGGGCCTGTTTCTAAAGAAGTCACCAACCACATATGGATATTTGGCCAGGTCACCGAAGATCGGCATGAAGTAACAGAAGACACCATCGGGATAGAGATCTGCTGGAAACTCTGGGGTGTTACAGACTCGACCATTGAACCTGTCAAGAATTGTCGTTGTGGGAAACTGGTAGTTGATGTAGTCTTCGTTTTCTGCCTGCAGTTGGTCTCTGTCCGGATCTGTCCAAATCCTACCACTAGCGACACTGGCCTCCACAGGGTCCCAAACATAATCCTCAATGAACGTTCCCATTGGGAAAGCTTCTGTTGAAGGTGGGTGTTCAGCGGGGTTTTGGGAGTTGTCTGGGATTGAATTTGTTCTGTCGTCAGGGAGAACATAACCACTCACCATTGGCTCAACCCCCTCAGTGTCATCTATTGAGTTGACAAAACCATAAGGGCCGTAGATTGGATTGCCGTCGACAGCAAAACCTAGAATTGGTGAGTGTTGGCCTCCATTATCACCAAGCGTGTTCCTCAGAATAGTTGGGTTTCCAATGTAAGCAAACTTGCTAGCGTTTCCGTCGGCGTCATCAAAAAGAAAGGCATTACTTCTGTCCAGATCTGTGTTTGGGTTGGAGCGAATTCTATAATACGAGTCAAAGGTCCAGGACTCACAAATAGCACGAGCAACACAACCAGAACCGACAGGGATGACACTCACACTGGTGGTTGCCGCTGTATAGTCAATTCCTGAGTTGAGGACATCAACCGAAACAACCTCTCCGGCAGAAATTTTAGTTACGATGGAAGCACCTCTGCCCCTACCACTACCGTCACGAATCTGAACGGTTGGTGGTGTATTATAGCCACTCCCACCATCTACTACGTTGGCCGCCGTGATCCTTCCGTAAGTGTCAAATTCCAGAGAAACTCGAGCACCCAGTCCGTCAGAGACAAAGACCTCAGGTTGGACTGTGTATTCTGGTGAGAAAATAACGTCAATTGAGACAACTTGCCCCGCAATAACATTCACATAACCTGCCGCACCACCAGTGACATAAACCGAAGGTTGAACATATCCACTACCTGGGTTGTCGATCACAAACCTTAGGATCTTACCATAGACCTGGACGTCGGAAGAAATGTTGCTATAGAAAGGAACTCCGTCCACAGCCACACCAATGATATCACTACCTTTCTTGGTACCGGCGACGTTTGTTTTAATGTTACTTCTCTGGGGAATTACGTGCAGTGCGTTCTCACCATGGAGGAGTGGTCCAACACTGTCATCTGTGCTGAACGGCTCAATTGTGTATGGTGGTAGGTTGCTAGACGCAATGTATGCGAACTTCTCATCGAAATAAACACCACTCACACCGGTGGTGAAGTTGCCGACATAACCAAGACTGGTACCGACTACACTTTGTTCAGCAAGGTCGTCATTGTAGTTCTCAATCCAATTATTGACTGTGTTGTTTTGTGGGGCTGTCCTTCCTGGACCACCCGCTACAATCTCGTCAGTGTTTAGTTGAATTAGACCACCATCGACAACCTCGACTTTCCTCACCAACCCGATAGGATACGATGCGCTAATCTGGTCAACACCTTCTTCTGTGGTGTTTCTGGTACGAACATAATAAGGCCCATAGACCTTTGTACCAATTGAATGAGTTCTGGTGACAGAAACCGCACCACGTGAACAACCAAGGAACTGGTTAAAGGTCTTATGTGTGTAAAGGATTCCCTCTTCTTCAATGAAGATAATGCCTGAGTCGGGGAAACCGACGGTCGACTCGACTGTAATTGTGGTGACGTCGTCCCTGTCATCGGCACCACCAAACACCTCAACGGCGCGAGTTAGGGTGGTGGCAGGATTAGAGCGCAGAACACCGTCAATTGTGTCTGGTTCGATGTAATATTCATATTGAACAACGTCCTGGTATGGATATGTTGAGATATAATCACTAAAAGCCCTACCGACAACCGTATCAGTTCGGTAGTCGACAACCTCCACAGTGGTGCCCAAGATTTTATCTGGTGTTACATATTCCCTGCTGGGATCTACCAGCAACCTAGGCATTGGGATGGTTCTGAGGATTTGATTCTTGCTGTAGGTGGAGTCAGAGAGACGAACCATCCTATCTCCGGGATAGGAAACAGCAACAGCAGTCTCCCCAAACAGCATCTTGAACAGAGCCTGGACTCCAAGTTTAGAACCCTTCGATGCAAAGAAGTCTGCGATGTTCTGGAGGAGCGAGGACCTGTTCACCTCTTCGTTGACCCTTTCGCTACTAATGTTGGGGGTGAACGAGTTGTGGATTGTCCCCAACATTGAGACGAGGAACAGAACAGAGATGTTCTGAACCACAGAACCCCTCACATGCTGCTCTGGGGAGCTCTCCAGGTAGGTTCCGGGGGTGTTTATGGAAGGAAGGACCGTCGTGGCACTGGCGCCCCTCTGGAGGCCATACAGGGTGTTCTCTTCGCGGGTGCGGTAGAGAATAACCTCGTTGTCAATTAGAATAACACCGTTCTCTTCTGGGAAACCGAAGCCGTTCGTTAGTTGGATCTCATCGACTTCCTCGACACTGACTGTTACTGCAACAACTCCAGTCTTGACAATCCCAGAAGCATAGGTGTCAAAGTCGCGGTACTTCTGGAGGTTTTGTAGTAGATTCTGACCAAAACCAATACGCTCCTCGGCCTCAGTTGAGGTCTGCATGAAATCTACAAAAGTCGAGTAGTTTTCATAGATGTAAATTGGGAGCAGGGAATCTACTTGACTGGAAGCAGTTACCTTTTGGTTATGTTTCATGACCCTGTAATTTCAGTATCTACGATGGAGACAATATCCGACTTGGCGACGTCCAAATCGACATAGATTGTTTGTTTAGCGATAATGTCTTGCTTGAGGGGAATAGCCCTAACTTCCACAATATCACCACCTACATTTGTATTTACAATGGTTATGGGGGTGGCAAATGCAATCTTAATTTCGCCCTTTGTGTAGTCCACTGTGCCGAACGTTTCGTCGACAATCACCTTTTTGTTGCTGCTGTCCAGATAGAACCTGTAGATACCTCCTTTGGTGTCGTCCTCAAAGTAATAAGTCTTGGTGTCGTCGAGGAGTCTGAAACCAGTGGAGTAGACTGTTGCCTTTCCGCTGTTTCTTATATTCGCAAAGGAGTTCTCGAAACACAGCTCATATGCCGCGGCGGTGTTTAGAACTGCCACCATGTCTCTTCTCATCCTGAGGGACGTATTGTTCCTAGTAATTGACAGGTCAGCGTCGTCAATTGAACTAACCACCCTCGAATAACGAATAGCACCACCAAACTTAGATACGGTCGACGACGACCCATATTCGTTCAGTGTCGTCTTGACAGCGGCAGTTACTGAGCTGCTGTCTTTGAGGGTCTTAGTGTCGTCATAATAGATGGTGGAGATGACCTCAACATAAAGCAAGTCTGCGTCGACAATGACGATGTCCAGGGACCCAACACGATATTTGTCCAGAGACTTGCGGATATAGGTCTTTGCTTGGTTGGTTAAACCGTCGGAACCAAACGGCTTAATAACGATGTAGACACGACCATATTGTGGAGTACTTAATAACTCACCACCAAACACATAAATGTCGTCTGCACTGGGGTAGATCCGCCGCACGATAGTTTCATAGTCTTCGGCGATGACACAGCGGTTCTGTGACGCATAATCCCGAGGAGCTCTAAACTTAATTGAGGAAACATCCTCAATTGGTGCACCCCCCGAGGACCTTTCTGCTCCAGTGACTGTCGGCTCATCGGAAACACGAACACCGGTGTTTGTGTACACTTTGCCGACGAAACCATAGTTGTTTGTACCACTAACTCCGTTACCGAGGTCGCCGTTGGTAACGAGATACGTCACAAACACCTTGGCACCATTAGCCAGTGCCTTACCGAACAAACCGTCACCAAATGTCAACTCATAGTGACCTTCTGAAGTTTCTTCAATCCAATAAACCCTGCTGTTCTCGTCAATTTCGGCCAGGTTCTTGGCATAGAAGTATTGGGTATTTACATCCTGGTTGGGGTTCTCTTGAACCTCAACCCTAATTGTGTTGGTGTCGATGTTCTGGTTTGCAATGGTGAACTTCTGATCATACACCGAAGTGTCTTTGGTGAAGTTTGCTTTGAGGTAAACGCCCTCATAGACTACGACATCGGTAAACGTACACAGACCATCAGAGGAAACAGCAGAGGTGACAGGGTCAATTACATTAAATATTAGGTTCTCGGTTCCATTTTCCGAACTGAAAGCCATCCCTGGTTGAATTTCCAGAGTCTTTGGCATACCAGAGGGGTAATTTGCCTCATCCAACTGATAACGGAAGTCGACTTCACTAAAAGCAGCTCGAGCTGAGGTTGGGAGGTATCCAATCATACGAGCGTTCGCTACAACGTTACTCCTCAGTGTGGCAGATGTGAGGAAGCTTTCGTTGGCAATCATATTGGTGCTATAAGCATTCAACTGAGCCTGATATGCAATCAGGTTCAGAATGACTTGCAGATTGCTGCCATCGAAGTCATAATCGGTAAACTTACCGGTTGACTTCAAATAGTCTATAAGATTTGTCTTAATTTGGTCAAAATCGACCTCTGTTAAGTTAATAGCACCTGCCACGGGTCATTACCTCTTTTTTGTTATTTATGGAGAATTAGCGAGTGGGTTTCAGAAGGTGATCGACAGTAAATGTTGTGTCGTATCCAACAATTCGATAGATGATTGTGCACGCATATTTGTGTTCTGTTTCGTCTGGAACCACAGAAACGTCAATAACCTCAACTCTTGGTTCGTTGTAAGCAATTGCCCGCCTTATCTCCACGTCAATTAGACCAGCAGTCCCCAAATCAAAGCTCTCAAAAAGGTAGTCTGACACCCTAGAGCCAATATCATGTTGGAAAGGGACCTCACCAGGGACGAACATAATGATGTTCTTCACAGATTGATTGATTGCCCTTTCGTTTTTGAGGACAGAAATGTCTCCCGTCTTTGGATTGGCACCAAATGCCAGAGAAATGTCGACGAAATTCTTGGACTTCTTTGTGAGTTTAATGTCTGACATTAAAAAAGAGGGGTCTCTGCCCCTCTATTTAGAGTCAATCTGTCAGACCTACTTTGAGATCGTCTTCATCCAGCTCAAGTTCAGCCAATCTGTGGAATAAATCGTCCAATGCTTGGTGAACTAGCTCATAATCGCTGCTATTTGGTCGCTTATACCAGAGATTTGTTACTTCAGGCATTAAAATACTCCGATGGGCGGGGGACATCCTCGTTCCAGATGGAAGGAATCATGATATCTCGTGCAGCCTGGGGGCCGAAACGCTGCCACATGTTGTAAAAGTCCTCCACTCGGGAACGACTGCAGGGAAATTTACGAATGTTGCTCAAATTCAGCAGTTGGACTTCAGCTTTTACTTCTTCGACAGTCATTTGGGTGGGTGTCTGTTACTTCTTGACTATAACAGACACCACCCTCAGCGTCAATAGACGATCTTCAGTGTCCCGTCAGCTGTTCTGTACATGTCTCCGGCAGTCAAACCACCCAAACCAGCAGCTGTGTTGTCTGCATAGACAGCAACGTTGGCGAAATTGACGGTTCCAGAACTTTTAATTGTGACACGAACGTTTCCGGCAGTGGAGATTGTCATCTCGTCGCTGGCGTTGCTGTATGTAACTAGGCCAGACTGGTAGTCATCTTCGTCGCCGAAGGCAACCGATGAAGAAGAAGCGGAGTTGGACTGGATAGCAATCTTGTTGTTGCTGTTAATTTCGAATAGTGCAGTAACATCGGTGCCGAGAACATAGGTTGAGCCGGTCACCGACACCTGTGCGTGCAGTGGAGCAACTGGAGAAGGTGTTCCGATTCCAATTCGGCCTGCCGCATCAATACGGAAACGCTCGCCTGTACCGGAACCAAGAGCGATACCCCCAGGTGACGTTACGTTCAGAATAACGTTCTCGGCAACCGAAGTGTCGGTTGCAGTCGGTGCTGTGTTGGTTTTTAGTGAGATGTTTGCGTTGGCGTATATGTCAGCAGCCTCACCGTCGTCTGCACCGAGAAGGAACGACACCATCTTAAAGTCTGTGGTGTTTGCACTGTCCCTACGCATAATCAGGTGCGGGACGTTTGCGTTAGCGTCTCTCTGTAGAATTACCTGGGAGCCGTCAAGATCGCTCGTACCGATAGCAACAGGTGTTTCAATTCCCTGTAACAAATCGGTAAAGTCAGCCTGGTAACTCACACCAGCCCTATTAACTAGAAGTTTATCAGTACTTTGTGCTGGCATTGTAAAAACGAACTCTTTCAGTTATTTAGGCAAATAAAAAGGGCCCCGTAGGGCCCGGTGGTCATCAGTCGCGGGGTGAGTGCATAGGATCGTATCCAGACTCTTTCCTGCGAGCTTCACGGTTCTTTGCTTCTTCAGCAGCGCGGCGCTTCTTCTCTTCAGGAGAAACTTCCTTCTTGGGTGCGTTGGGGTCGTGGATAGCACCTTTGCCGTACTTGGCCTCAACTTGCTTGCGAACAATGTCCATGGCGGTTTGTTTGGCCTCATAGACTTGCTTGTACATGTCAGCGTAGGACTCCTTCACCGACTTCTTCTTTGTCTTTGGTTCTTCAAACGGAACTGTGTCGTTTGAGTCCCCAGAGATCTTTGCTGCTTTTTTAAGGGCAAGACTTTGCATTTCTGCTTTATCTTTGTTTGCAATAGCATTCATCATTTTCTGCTTATCCACCTTCGTCTGTGCATAATCGTATTTTGCTTTATCAGCTCTTGCAATGCTTCTTTTGCTGGCGGTCATGTGCTGGTCCTGCGAATGACCATCATGCTTTCTCTCGTCAGCCTTCTTCATTGCATACTTTGCACCATCAGAAGTTTTACTCTTGTCCAAACTTTTCTTCTCGTGATCTGATGCTGCCTTGACAGCTGCATAGGTTGCCCCCAGAGTGGCCTCATAGACTTGCATGTACACGTCAGTGTAGGACTCCTTCACCGACTTCTTCTTAGCTTTATCCTTAGGCTTATTGACAGCGTCAATAGCAGACTGGTTAGCCTTCATAGCCTTCTTGTGGATCTCGTGACCAACATCACCAGCAGGCATGTCATCGAGGCGCTCAAGGATAACATCAATCTCTTCTTCACTGAAGAGACCGGTTGCTTCCAGTTCTTCTTGACGAAGTGACTTACGACGCTTCTTCTCCATCTGCTTAGGAGTAATAACTTCTCCTTTGCCACGATTGGCATCAGGGTCCCAGTTATAAGGTGGAGTGTAGTTATCTCCAAAGGCCTTGATGTTATCCTTTACACGTTGAGTATGTTGTTTATTACTGGTGCGACGTGAATCTTCCTCCAGTTCAACTTCCTCTTTCTTGAGGTTGGCTTTACGCAACGCCAACTCTGCCCTCTCACCTTTACTCAGGCCAGGAACATTCTTAGGTTTCTCACCAGGAAGTGTGGGAGGTGAGTTCTTATGAATACGAGTGGAGTAGGAAGCAGGACCTTCCTTAGAGTCGCCACTGATTCGCTTACCAGCGTCAGAACGCGAATCCATGTACTCTTTATCGGACTGACCGTGCTTACCCTTGTACACTTCCATGTACATCTCATCGTAAGCTTCCTTCATGGACTTAGAACGAGCCTTACGAGTCATTTCGTTAGCAGGACCCTTACCTTGGTTGATGAGTTCAGTGCGCTTAGCAAGTGGTGAACCCAAGGCAGTGCGACGCTTCATGTGCTTATTGGCACCTTCT